TTGAGAGCGAGAAACCTCTCTTCGGGACCCGTGATCTCGCGCGCCCGCACACGAAGACCCTGACCGTGCGCAACACTCCAGATGACTTCAAACAACAGTCCGTCACTGCGAAGGAAGAACTCCTTCGTATGAGAAGACCCACGTCTGGCGGCTACCCAGGTTTGTGTCTTACAGGTTTGCATGTCCTCCATTGACCTACTTTCTGGCACCGGGGGAGTTCTGCTCCTGAAGTCCCATCGCAACCCTCTCCCGCCAGTAGCGGTCGTTAAGTCGGTGGGATTTGGGGATTGGTCTCAACTTCAGGAGGATCTCGAAACGGGTTTCTGGATCCGTGATAGCGTACACCGTGTCCCGGGGAGGTGGCAGGCAGGTCGTACATTGAAAATTTGAACTGGAATCCACGGGCGAGGACTGCCAAGTGACAAGTGTGCCATCTCTACTGAGACAAACGACCCGGTTGTCCTCACTAATACCGGCGATCCAGAAGTGTGTGGTCACTGTTACTCCGCTCCTGGGTACGGGTATCCTTGTTTTTCCAGAAGGGGTTGTAGCACACAACGTAGAACTGCTCCATTCATCCCGTGCTTCAGTGGGATCGGTTTCATGCGATGGAAAAGTTCAAAACGGCGCTCCGGATCATTGATAACTGACACGGAACATTGTCGGACATTCCTCTGAGGCCCAGAGTAGCGATATGGAAGCTTCTCCCATGCGATCAGTATTCCGTCACACCCGAGAAAGTAGTAGCAATTCTCGTCCATCCCCTGCGCCACCCAGGAATGGATCCACTTCGCCACCAAGGAATGGATCCGCTGAGAACCACTGCCTTCTTCGTTGACGGATACTTTCCCAGACATCACATCCAATCCCACGAGGTGTACGTGATTCAATGAGTACCTGTAAATAGCAAACCGCTACCTCTTACTTTGCAATAACGACCACTTGGCAGTTGACACGAAGATCCCATTGCTTGGAGTATCTCAAACCAGGTCTCGGGATCTATAGGCAATTTGGGAACCGGTGGGTCACTGAACGGTAGGTGGACTTCCCGGTTGATTTGATCGCATACAGCGTTCCAGAAACACAGGCAACACCGATCCAGGCAGCAGGCTTTCCCGGTGGAAACGTATACGGCGTTTCAGAACCATGGGACCACCCCCAGGACTTACGGGACTTTTTTTCCATTGTCGTCCCAGAAAGTACGGGGAAAGTTGAGGGAAGAAGGACCCCGGCCGCGGATCGTCGGGGCAGGATGGCTGGCAGAGGGATAATGCTGAAAAAAGGATTCGAGGTTCTGGGCCTGATAAACCTCTGTCTGATCAAGTGCTGCCAGGATCTTGAAGCGTTCTTCTGGATCCGACACGTAATGGTACTCATCTACACTTTCCCCGGTAACGAACGCATGGAGAGTGGTTCTCCGGTAGAAACTTCCATCCTCACATATAAGGTAGGCAGTCCCGAGGACACGGACGTGAGCCCGGAACCGAGCCAGATTGTCCTCCACCACACCCTCCATGGGACCACCCACAAAACACCTCTTCATGGTGGTGGGCTGAGGCGTGGCATCCGTGGGCGTAACAGAACTGGTCATGGTAAATGGACCTGCTGGTGTTGGCCACCCCCCATTATTGGATTGAGGCATAACGGGACTGACCATCGCAGGGGAACTGGTCATGGTAAATGGACCTGCTGGTGTTGGCCCCTGCACATTCTTGTAAATCTTGCCCATAGAATCCTCCAGTACATTATACCGCACATCCCAACGATGTTTGGAAAACACTTCCAAAAACACCCGCCGAGGCATGCTACCTATCGCAAGCTACCCACATTACCTGGAACAGCGGGGTTTTTCTGTGAAATAGGGTTCAGGTTGGGTTCAGACGGAAAGGGATCAGAAAAACGAGATGCTTCTCATAACCGGCAAGTTGCTACCATGAAAAGACTTGCGCTTTCCTCGACACCCCCTTCCAAGGACAAGAAGCACACGTGGCAAGACAACCTTATGGTTTTGAGGACGACGTAAACCCTTGATTTTTGGGGGCTTTTGTGGTAGGATCTCAGCCTAACCTGCGAATTTGGGTTCAGAAATAGGGTTCAGAAGATCTCTGGAGCCGTTGCTAGGAGGGCCCCAAAATATGCTTCGGCTGCTTCCTCCGATACTTTACACGCGCCGATCTGTCCGAGATACACGCAATCTGTTGGACGTGTGTCGAGATAGACCCCCCCGGATCGGAGCACAAAGAGAAAACAACCCGTACTGACAGACTCTGCAAAAACGATGCTCTTCCCATACGACCAGATTTCCTCTGACCAGATGTCATCCTCCACCATTCCATTGAACGGACCACCGACAAACCTGCGTAAACGGTTCATGGCATTTAACATATCTTCATCCAACATGGTGACATCTTCTAAGGATGGTCCAGTTTCCTGTCAGCAGTTCAAAGTGTCTGTCGCTACCGGGAGTGACATAACTAACCGTCTCACTGAAAGATTGATCTTCGTAAATTGATCCGTCAGAAAACAAAAGAACCGCACGAACAAAAAATCCGCGGATCTGGATGGCCAGTAGGTTTCCTGGGATCTCCCCGCCATCCAATTGAACGCACCCGTCCAGGGGACCACCAACAAATCGTTGTAAAACACGTGGATGCTTGGCCTGCAAAATGTCACCTTGCAAAAGAAACCGACGATACAAACTGACCTGGTTGTCGTCCACCCACCGGTGGCGCAAGCGGTACCGTGGAGGGTCCCACTACTTCCCGATCGAGGAGGGGGAAACCAAGGACACCTCCTACCATCGCTGCCTCGGTCTGTGGGAGGCCAAGAAGGTCGAGGTGGATCAGGGCGGCCAAACACCGACCGACCGGGCGTGGGATGCCTACATCGCCTTTCTCACAACACTCCAGGCCGGGGCCGCCGAAAACGACGCCGTCCACGACTGGGAAGCGCTGGAGCGGTCTCGGCAGGCTGCTATCGAGGCAAGGCGGCAGCAACTCCCGGTGCCTCCCGCTGCCTATGGTCCGGGGGTGGTACTGTCCCGACCACTCCTTGACCTGGTGCCGGCCTCGCCCACAGTACGCCCGTGGAACGCTCCACAGGACAGCCCGCCGACAAACGAGAGCGTCGGTGCCGCCATCAATGCCTACCTGGCCCGGAAGTCCCTCCAAGTCGATGTTGGCAAGATCTCGGCTGGGCGGGTTGGCAACCTGCGCCGACGCCTCCGTCTTTTCCAGGAGTTCACCGGAGTCCACGCACCCGTCAAGAAGATCTCCGGGACCACCTTGGAAGGATACCACTCGCAACTTCTGGAACGGATGCGAGGCGGCCGAATGGCTGCCAGCTATGCCAGAGACTACCTCGAATCTGCCCGCCAGTTCATCCACTGGTGCTGGGAGTCCGAGTTGCTGGAGACTCTCCCCAGAAACTTCAGCAGCCACGACCTGCGGATCTCGGTGCCCACCCAGGAAGTCCCAACGATTCCGCTGGAAGACCTTCGGGCAATGCTCCGGCGGGCGGGCGGCGGAGTTCGGCTGTACCTGCTTTTGATGGCCAACTGTGGCTACACCTCGAAAGACATTTCGGACTTGGCACCGCACGAGGTGGACTGGCAGGCGGGCACGATCACCAGAAAGCGATCCAAGACCTCCCGGCACGAGAAGGTCCCCACCGTATGCTACTGCCTTTGGGAACCGACGCTCAGGTTGCTCCGGGAGCACCGGAGCAGGAACGGGGAACACGTGCTGTTGAACAGAACAGGAGGACCCCTGATCAGTGAGCGGCGGAAATCCAACGGGTCCTACAATGCGACGGACACGGTTCACCGGACCTACACGACGTGGTGCAGACGAGCTGGGATCACGAATCGTCCCGCCCCGAAACTGATCCGAAAGACATGCTCTTCTCTGCTCGCCGGGCATGCTGGTGAAGATGTTGCCGGGGTCTACCTCGGGCACGCACCCCAGGGAATTGCCCAGAAGCATTACCTCAGAGTGTCCCAGGAGAGGCTGGACGAGGGACTGCGGTGGTTGGACGGAAAGCTTCTGCATCAATGAGTCCAAGCAGGATATCCAGAGCCGGCCGGACGTTGTCTCGTGCCATCAGTCGTTATCCTCTGAGGCGATCTTCAATCCAGTTGCGGGTCTTTTCGTGCAAGATCATGTGATTCTTGTTTTTCTCATACCACGTCTTGGTATCCGGTTTGCCCTGAGCCCGACCGGCACCTCGCCAATCGGCCAGCATTTCTCGCCTATACCTGTCAGACATTGGAAATGTGCTCTGTCCTCCGTCGTCGTGCAGGAGTACCCAATACTGCCAGTGGTGTTTATTCCGGTGAATGTGACCAAGCCACGCCAATAGAAACGGCTCTTTTTCCACCTTAGAATCATCGTAGTAGCCACTGTGATCACGTGGACTTGGCTTGTTTCCATAGAACACGTCCACGTAGGGAAACCACATGGAGGGACGGAACTTGTCCAGGTCGTGTGTCACTCCTTGCCACCAAATCCCGAGTTTGCAACACTCCGTGAACACAAACCACTTGTGCCGGAGTACATAAGCCAGGTACCGTAGGTGGGATAGTGTCATCAGTAAAGGTTCTCCGCTCCGGAAGTGTTCGGTCTTGGTCTTGGTCGGTCATCGCCCGCCCCTTGCCACCGATGCCAGGCTCTGCATCACGTAAACATTCTCGGTTGCCACTGCGCTGTTTGGGTCCACCTGGTACCGCAGGCGGTAGAAGAACCGATAATCGGGGTGATAGTAACGTTGCCGGTCAATTTGCACTTTCATGCTGTGGAACTCGTTGCTATGTGCCGGGTAGGGACTGATTCGCCCGGTCAGGCGATCAACGATTTCCATTACTTCTCCGCCCATCATGCCGTCCTCCCTGCCCGCGCCACTGACGGTAGCACCACCAAATCTTGAAGTGGGTTTATGTACTTGGGCGGAAGCCGTCGCACGAGAGCCTGTGCAGCGGAAACGGTGACCTCGATCTCTTCGGGTTTCTTGGCGAAGAAGGTGTCCGAGACACGTTTCACACACGGACAGAAACCCAGTCCATATCCGTCCAGCACGCAGATGGCTCCGGGAGGCATTCGGTGGTAACTGTGCTCCAGTGATAGTTGCACCGACTCGTGAAAGGCACAGGTGACATGAACCAGCGCGATCCGATTCGGGAGTTGGGTTTCCAATGTGTCCCGGAACCAGCCGGCGTGGACATAGGGCGGCTGCGCCCCAACCCCTTCAAATGTGCGCAACAAAGTGCTGATTCCAAATTCTGCGTTGCGGGGAGCCACGTTGATCGCGGGCGGGTGGCACAGGCTGCCCGACAAGGACTCGATCGGGAAGGCGTCGTAGCAGTGTAGTTGCTTGTCAGAGTGCAGTTCTTCCAAGCACACTTGGAAAAATGCGGAAGCCGTGCCGACGCCACAACCAAGTTCGACCACGTCGCCGTCGATCTCCCGGATCTCAACGAGAAACCTCCAAAAGTGGCGCAGACAACTCTCCCCAATGTGGGCGTGCGGACCGTTGCCGCGCATTGCCTTGATGAGATCTAGAATACGTTTTGGTGGGTGCTCAGTCATCACAGGGATCCCTTGCCAACAAGGCAATTTTTAGGCTTTTCTGGATGGGTGGCGGAAGTTGGATCCGCTCCGGAACATGAAGTTGGGGATGCAGAGCCTCCATTTCCTCATTGGCAATTTCCAGGACCAACTCTTGGAGGTCTTGAGACACACGGTAAATATGCGATGTTTCCTTGCACACCCGCCAGGCGAGAAGTGCTTCTGGAAACAGAATGGGCGCACGGCCATCCCCGATAATTGTAATGGACGCGGGGCCACACCCGATGTCATAGATCCGCACTGCGACAAAGACATCCATGGTCAACCTCCCGGTGTTTGTGGACACACGGCGACAGATTTACAATTAAACCTAACAAGTTATCTATGGTTGTCAATGGACAAATTTGGCCATGGATACACCAGCATCCCCTAACAGCATGGTTGCATGTCTTTCGGTTTTGCTTATGATCTTGGAAACCATGATCAACAGAATACATGAGCATTCCGCTACCAGACATCTTTCACACTGATTTCCAGGCTCCAGCGGCCCGAAGGTTTCCCTCCCATGCCTCCACGTACCGAGGGGCACCACAGCCCCGAATCCCTCCGCACAGTCGCCACGTATCTCGAAGATCGTCAGACTGAGATACTCAAAGTTGCCAACGTGCTGGAGCAACAAGATGAAATACTCATCACCGTCCCCTACCAGGCTAGCCTGCGGGACTGTCGCCGCAGTCTCGATCGGTGGGTCGCTTCTCTGAAACGCGCTGTCTCGGAGCGAGTGAACCAGTTTGATCTGGACGGAAAATGACGGCGGTGGGGAGACATTGGTGTTGGGTGCAGAAACAGAACCTTGCCTTGGAACACCGGACACACCGCAGGAATGCCTGGGGGGTGAAGCCGTGGTTAAAGGTTTCGGGTTTCGGGTTTTTGTCCACCGGACTTCGGCGAACCTCCCCACCGCCACACAGTAGATTCACGAACTATTTCTCCAGTACCTCACGAACTCGGTCCACCACGTAGTGCAAAATTGAGAGGTGGACGCTCTCGACAATGCCAAAATTGTCGTCGGGAACGTAGATGCTCTGATCACATCTGGTGCTGAGAGTACCTCCCCCACAATCTCCTGTCATCCCGACGCAGTTGATCTTGTGGACTTTTGCGAACTTGACGGCCAGGAGAACATTCTGGCTGGTGCCCGAGCAACTGATGGCCACCAGAAGGTCCCCCGGCAAGGCAAGCTTTGCAAGCTGCCGCGAAAAGAGTTCCTCGTAAGCAAAATCGTTGGCAATTGCCGTAATCCAACCAGCATTGCAACAGAGACTCAACGCACTGGGACCGCGCATCACGGACGCCAGATCCTCTGCAAAGTGATTCGCAGTGCAAGCTGATCCGCCATTCCCGCAAACGAAAACGGTTTTGCGTTTTTCTGCGCATTGGAGAACCTCCAGGACCAAAGAATCGATCCCGCCTCGCGAGGTGTTCAGTAACACCTCCGAGATACGTTTCTGGTATTTGCCGAAGTTCATTTACTTCTCCCCGACTGGTGAAAGGGTGGTTTCGGGCACGCGGCTGTAGACAAGTTCTCCGTAACCGTTTTCGTACTCAATCTCATAGTACCAGATGCCCGACTTGCAACCGCAGAACATGGAAGAGACAACGGCAGTCTGGTCGCCCAGCACACTGACGCAGACGTGCTCTCCTGTGTGGAACCGTTGAACAGGTCTCTCTGGCGGGGTACAATTTGGAAGGGCGAGAAACACAATGGGCGTGATGAATGTCGCCCACAGACCGATTGCGATAGTGAAGAACAGAAGCTCCCGTGGAATACGTTTCATGTCTCCTCTCCCAGTGTAAGAACCGTACTCCCTACAGTGTCCAGTTTAACCGGCAACTCCCGGAGTTCCTGAAGTGAGGATCGAATCGTCGTGTGAGTGTCAACCGGCGCAAGGACCAGGAAAAACCCACTTCCCCCGGCACCGAGCAATTTGCCGCCAATGGCCCCGCACTTCTTGGCCACGTTGTAGTAATGGTCAACCTCGTCATTGTGGATCCTGGTCGAGAGCTTCTGCTTGAGGCGCCAGTTTTCGTCCAGCAATCTGCCACAATTCTGGATGTCCCCCGTCCGAAGTGACTCCGCAAATTCATCCGGCAACCGGGCCATTTCGCAGAGGTGCTCGTAGACCTGGTGATCCTCCGTCGTGCGCTTGCTCTGGTCGTGGAGCACCTCATTGGCATCTCGGCGCTTGCCAACGTGGAACAGGAGCATGTGGTCTTCCAGCAACCCCGGGTCGTGCAGGACCACCGGTTCGACGGAAACGCTGTCGTCCTCGTGAAACCGAATGATGTTCAGGCCGCCAAACACGGCGGCATACTGGTCCTGTTTCCCGATCGGGCTGCCGAGCACGTCGATCTCGATGCGACAAGCTTCCTGGGCAACCAAGTCATCGTCCGCAGCCATCCCGTGGTAGGCGTACATGGCGCGGAGGAGCCCCACTGTGTAGGTGGAGGAAGATCCCATTCCGGTCCCCGAGGGAACGTCGGCCACTGAGTTCACGTCCAGGCCACCGTTGCGCAGGAACCTTCGCAGGATCTCCCGGGCAATGGGATGCTGGATATCATCGTAGTCCGTTGCCAACTCCGTCTGCGAATACTTCAACTGGATCTGGTTGTAGAAAAACTCGTGGACGAAGATGTACATGTACTTGTCAATTGTCGTCGAGATCACAGCACCGGGGTGCCGCCGATAGAATGCCGGCAGGTCGGTGCCGCCGCCGACGAAACTGACTCGAAATGGGGTGCGGGTTGCGATCATTCTTCGGAGAACCTCTCGTCCTTTGGGTCACGCAAACAACACTTCTTGAATTTCTTGCCGCTGCCACAGGGACACGGCTCATTCCGTCCGACCTTGGGCGGCTTGCGTTCCATCTGTTTCTTGGTTGGTAGCTGCACCATCGGCTTAAAACGCTTGCGATTCGGAATTGCTCCGGACGCAATTAGCTGTTTGAGTACGCCGTTGTCGTAAATGTCGCCTGTTTGGGTGTCCATATCTAATCTCGGTCATCTGGAACTGGGGCCAATGTTGGTTGTGGACTGTCCAACCTGTCGGACTGCAATCATCTCAGCTTTCTACAAACGGCTCGATCAGATTCTCCACATGGTCGCGGTACTCACGCAGGCAGGCAACGGAGGTCAGGTTGACCAGGTCATAGTTTTCACTTTCCCACACACAGCACTCACCAATCAGTATCTCCACGACACCGCGAGACACGCAAACCTCCACCACGGGAACGTCCGACTCGACGCACCTTTCGTCGAGCCAGTCTTGCAACTCCGCTGCTACGGAGAAGGCTTGCTTGACCGTCGAGTGGTCCAGCCGAAGCAGGTCTAGCGAGTGGAACAGGGCCGCCACGTTAATAGGTTCGCCCATGATGTGTTAGTCCTCGTCTTGATTTTCTGGAACTGGGGCCAATGTTGGTTGAAAGAGTTGCATGGGAATCTCCGTGGGATCAGATTTCAAACAGAACGGGAACACGTTTCTGGAACTCAGTTTGCAAGGGTACCATCACCTCGCGCATCTGTGGGTGGGCTGCCTTAGCACAGCGAAGCTTGAAAATATGTCGCCATTCCCGGAAATTCGCCGTGACGACAATTTCGGTCTTGAGCGAATTGGGTAGGACTGAGCGGGCTTGCTGTGGCGACCAACCCATGCTAAGCAGATCAAGATACTCACGTTCCGCCCTCGCCATCGACAACATCCAGAGACCGGGTGGATCATCGAGGTAGTTTTTCCACTGTGCCAAAACGTGGTCGCTGTCAATCTTCGTCGGAATCGTGTTCAGCCACGGTGGAATCACAAACGTCACACCGCCAGAGTAATTGCAGTATCGTGATGATTCCTGCGAAAAACTCGCCAACCGATGTCTCACAAGTTCGTGCGACACTCCGCGGTCAATAACAAACAGCACGGTTGCAAACCCATGCTCGATCACCGACTCGTGTCCTCGGGCAAGAATGGACTTGCAGAACTTTTCCGCTGAGTCTGGGGTGATCTTGTCCTCGGACTTGTAGCACGTCCGGCCTGCGCGTTCGATTCGCTGCAAGGCGGCCCGGCCAGATTCGAGGTGAAAAATCTCCGTGCTTGGTTTGACGAGTTTCATGGTTATTCTTTCGTGTCCAGTCGCTGCTCGATTGTCTCCACCCTCTTGTCGAGAAGGTCCCACTTATCAGAGACATGAGTTACAAATGCCGCAGCGATCAACAGTACAATGACAAGCACAAGACATCCGCACCCGCTGTCGTCGGAGGTACAGTCAGTCATGCCGCCTTCCTCTCTTTGGACGAGAGTGCTCGGGCAACCTGGAACAGATTTTCGTAGGTGCCCTCCGTTGGCTCGCTGTTGTATTCGCCGTCCTGCCCAGCGCTACCGGTACGAACGAGGAACGAACGGAGACACGCCCGGCGAGCACATTCCAAGTCGCTCGTTCGATCCCCGACGAAGAACGACTTGGAGAGGTCCAGTCCAAAGTCCCTTGCGGCCTGCTGTATCAGACCGGTCCGCGGCTTCCTGCATTGGCATGGGGTACGGAAATGCGGGCAGTGGTAAACCCGGTCCACGTAGGTCCCGCCGGCAGCAAGCAGACTGTCCATACGAACGTGGATCCGCTGCAACTGGGAGGGAGTCAGGTACCCCAGTTCAAGTCCTCCCTGGTTAGTGACGACAATGACCCGATGGCCCGCGTGCCGGATGAGCCGGATTGCCTCCACCGTATTGGGGAACAGACGAAACTGATCCGGGTCGTTGACAAACTTGCCGGGGTGGATCTGGTCGTCCACCGCGTTGATGACGCCATCCCGGTCGAGGAACACAGCGGATCGCGGCGTTTTGCGGGAGACCCGGCCGTTTAGCAGGTCGTTGCTGGCCTCCCGAAGGCGCTCCGGCGTACCGACATCCTTGCAATAGTCACCAGAGGGAAGCGCGAAAATCCGGTATCCATATCGCAGGGCAAGGGGCAGGATTTGTTTCCCAAAGTCCACCGGTTGGGTAAGCGGAAGTTGTTCCAGTACGTTCAAGATCCTTGGCGACATGGCGCTGATGGCGGACAGGGCCAAGTTTCTGCATGGCAGGTCGATATTCTGTCCCCGTTTCCTCGCACCGTAGATCGCATTGACGCGGTTGTCGTCATCCACGTCAACCAGGTCGCTATCGTGGGGGTGGTTGTTCGGGTGTGTTAGAATGATCGCGTCCGCACTGTTCCGGCGCAACTCGGCCTGCAATTTTCCCAGTGGCACGTCGAGCACGAGATCACCGTAGATCAGCAGGAAGGGTGAGGGACCGAGCAAGGCGCGGGCACTGGCAACCGCGCCGGCAGTACCGACCCGGAAGGTCCCCGGATCCCTGTGGTACTCGACGTGAAGCCCAAACCGACTGCCGTCCCCGACCATCGTTTCGATCTCAATGGTCTTCCACGAGGTAAGAATGAGCACGTCCCGCAGGTTTTGTTCTGCCAGAAGACCGAGGGTGTGGAACAGGATCGGCTTTCCAGCAACCTCCAACAGAGGCTTGGGTGTCCGCTCGGTCAGATTGCCCATACGGGAACCTGGCCCACCGGCTAGGATAACAACTTTCATGGTTTAGTTTCTCACATGAGACGGAGTCAGGTTATTATCCCAGCCTGCTGGTCGAGCAGTCGTCCCGCTTCTGTTTCTGTGGCATTCAACGTTTCGAGTGCATCGACGGCGTATTTCATCGCCTTCACGGCGTCCAGGACCTCGGAACAAGTTGAGTTGCACCACGCAGGATCGCTAATGGTTTCCCGCAGCAGCGCAACCTGCGCGTCAAATTCGGCCAAGTACGCCTGTCGGGCCTCTGAAAAGGTCATCTTCGGATCCTCTTATGTTGTGGGTGTGGTGTCCGGCGGCAGTGTCGCAGTCGGCTTCCCAGCGTCAAGGTCTTCCGTATCAAGGTCTTCCATATCCAGGTCTTCCATCGCCGACCGCAGTTCTTCCGTAGCTCTGATTCCGTAGTCCGCAGCCTGCCGGACGGTATTGAGCGCCTTGTAAAGTTGGGCCAGTTTTTCGTAAACAGCGCGGTCAGGCATTGGGGAGCAGTCCTTCAAGTTTCAGTAGGTCGCGCAACCCGTCTTCTATTTGAGGCTGTTCAAAGAGACGCAGATCTTTCAAGAGCGCGGTGCTGCCATATTCACACTGGGCCTCATTGCGCGCCTTCCCGGGTGTCGACTGCACATTTACGGTTCTGCCCATTACCGAGGCAACAAGGCTTGCAATGAGTGCAGCACACAATGGAACCCCGGAACACACGTTCAGTGCGTCAGTTGGTAGTTTCGGAACTGCGGTAAGATACTCCAGTACGCGGACAACGGTGTCAACGTGGACATAATCGCGGGCGAGACCCAGATTACCGAGGCTCAACAAATTTGTGCTGGAAGCATCTTGTGCCTTGAGTTGTTCAATGATCGTCGGAATGAGAAACTGCTTAGATGATCCTGGACCCCAAACATTGAAGATCCTGGCAATGGCCCGCTCTTTCTGCGGGAGTGCTATGCTGAGAAGTGACTCGGCCATCATCTTGGCAGATCCAACAGTGCTGTCGGGGCGCAACTTTGCATCTTCCCGGAATGGCAACAGTTCAGTTTTGCCGTAGATCTTCCCCGAAGATGCAAACACGAACCTCTTGGCACCGCAGCGATGGTACAGGTCGATGACGTTGACAAGCCCGACATGGTGACTGCGGTACATCAACTCCGGGTTTCCGGCAATGTCATCGTGGGCCGTGGGACCCGCCAGGTGAATCACGGCATCAAGGTCACACTTGACTTGGGCCATCTCCGCCTGGTTGTTGATGTCGGCGTACCAGATCCGTCCACGCGGGTTGCGCCACGGAAGACTGTCTTCCCTTTTCCTGGTCAAACCCCAGAGCGAGTGGTTCCGCTTCAGCAGTTGCCTGGCAAGGTGCCGGCCGATGAACCCGTTAATGCCCGTAATTAGGATTCGCATGGATCAGTTTCTCCCTGCTGTGGACGAACACGAGACACCGCCGCATCGATCTTCTGCTGAATTGCTTTCATGCTTTCGACGACTGGAAGGTCGCCGTCGGCAAAGTGGATCACGAGGTCTTCAAACCACACAATGGAAACAACGTTGACGTGTCTCCAGGGCATTCCATGATCCGGTGTAACTTCGATGAACACCGGCCAGTACACGGAAGGCACCGACTCGGACAATTCATACGAGAGTTCATGGACAGGACCACCGATGCTCCTGATCGCGAGGTTGTTCAACCAGCAAGCAACCATTGCCATAAGACACGCACCACCGAAAAATGCCGAAATGCACAATAGGATCTGTTCGGCCGTCATTTTTGGTCCTCCGCAACCCTTTTTCGCCAGTATTCCAAAATGTCCAAGATCATCTGACCGAACCCGATTTCAGGTTTCCAACCCGTGAGTTTGCGAAACTTGGAGCAGTCACCGATCAGGTAGCGAAGCTCGGTGGGCCTCACTCGTTTCGGATCCGTCCTAACGTGAATGTTTGCGACCTGCGAGCGGGCCAGGAGTCCCTTGAGACACTGTTCAATGGTGTAGACGTTGTCTGATCCAATGAGGTAGAGTTCTCCGGGGATCCCATCTTCCATGGCCAATTGGTATGCCCGCACCATGTCCTGCACATGAGTGAAACTGCGTTGGGCTTCCAGGTTGCCAACATCGATAATCGGTGTCTGAAGTCCTGCCTCAATGCGCGCGATCTGGTAGGCAAAGCTAGCCAGGGCACCGTGCTTGTCTCGGCGTGGTCCTTCGTGGTTGAAGGCCCGAGTGCGGATGATCGGCATGTGGTAACTAGCGTGGTAGACCTGACAAACGGCGTCCTGGGCCAGTTTGCTGGCGGCGTAGGGATTGACGGGATGGGTCGGCGAGTCCTCGGTCAGGGGCAACTTGGCCGGGTCCACGTCCCCAAACTCTTCGGGGGTACAAGAAATGAGGATCCTCGGATACCGTGCATCCTCTCCGTCAAAGACACCCATGATCGCATCGAGCAGATGGATGGTACCGATGGCATTGGTTTGCATGTAAGCAGACGGCATCTTCCACGACGGGGTGACCCAACTCAGGGCACCGAGGTGGTAGATTTCATCGGGAAACGACTCCGAGACCACCTGTTGCATGGACCGGGGATCGCACAGATCTCCGTCCAACCACGTCACGGCGCCGTCGGGCAGGTGCTCGACATTGCGCATGTTGGCATTGAGGCGCTTGAGCGCGAAGATGCCAGCACACGGCTCCGTCTTGACCAGCAGATCGAGCAAATGACTGCCAACGAAACCATTGGCACCGGTAACGAGGATGTTTTTCATGCGCAAATGTTCTTTCAGTGTGATCCGGTGCCGCCGTACGGAAAAGGTCACTGCCTTACCGTTCTCACCTCAACGCCCTTGGGGGCCAGGATCTCGACCTTGACGCCCTTGGGAACGTGGACCGTAACGATCGGTGGGTCGACCAGCTTGCAGAATTGCCCCTGGATGAACGCGATTCGCTCGGGGCGGTCGACCTCCGCAAGCATCGTGTCGTTCCGGGGCGGGTCGGGCTGCACAACCGACGGATTCGCGGGGAAGCAGTGCTCGCCGCTTGCCAGCACTCGCCATCTGGCCTGGCGATTGGCGCCGGAAGCCAGGGGCTCGCTCACCAGGTGCGGCGGCATCCTGTTGGGGTCGTAGCAGAAGGACCACGAGTCGTCCCAAATCGTTACGATGTCACCAACTTTCAGCATCGGAAATCTCCTTTCAGGTTGAAAAACCGCACGACGGCAAGGGGCTCCCTATGACTTTCATGGTGCCCACTGGCCAGGCCCGGACAATACCGCCGTGCGGGGTAGGTCATTCAGTTTCGTTTCGGTTCTGTGGGTCGTCGACCGATCAGGGCGCCAGGCGTCGGCCGAACCTCGGGAACCTTGTCCACTTCTGCGGTGACGGGGGCAGTCATTGGTTGCTTTGCCCTTTCCTCGTCAGCCGCCCGGAGGTACTCCGCTTCGCGTGCCGCTACTTCCGCCTTCAGTTCGGCGATATACTCGTCGAGCGGTTGGCCTTCCCTCGGGGCTAGCGGGTCCGGGGCTTGGTACACGACACGCCAGGGGCGGCGTTTTGCCTCCCGTTCTTCCCACAGCCGCGTTGCCTCTTGGAGCACGGCGAGCCCTGCTTCGGCGGCCTCCCGGTCGTCGTAGCCAAACGGGAGATGACCGAGCCCGCCCTCTCCTAGCGGGTGTCTAGGATCAAAGTAGCGAGAGTGCTTTGCCGTGCAGTCGTACCACGCCCCCCATTTCCACCACAGAAAGTGGTGTTTTACCTCACCCTGGACGCGGTGCGTCAAGCCGTCTGTTATGATTCGGTATCGCATCACTTCACCTCGTGCTTACTGTCCACTGAAACAATTTCACGTTATCAGTCAGGACAAGGTTGTTTTCAGTGCCATTCGGCAGATGGCAAGTTCTGTCGTTGGTGCCTTCGTAGAATTTGCCATTGTTCTGTGCCCGAGAGGATGCGTTGCGGCTAACCATTCACCGTCAGACCAACATTCCAGAAAGAAATCGGATTCGTCGAGTTTCGGTCCTACCAACTTCTTCACTACCAGCCCCGCCGCGCCCCGCCTGCCACGCCAGGCCACGCCCTGCCTCGCCCGGACACGCCTGCCGCGCCTCGCCACGCCGCGCCTCGCCCCGCCTCGCCGTGCCCCGCCCTGCCTGCCACGCCATGTCTCAATTACCAGCCCAGCCACGGCAAGCCACGCAAGTAGTAAACCTACGCCTCCAGCGTGGTCAGCAACTCATCGACCGCTCGAAACACAACCGCCAACTCCTGCAACCCACGGAACCGACGCTGGAACGAGGTCAACTCGCCCAGTGCCCGCTTCAACAGTTCTGCCCGCGTATCGGGGTCGGCCATCACGTCCTCGGCCGTCCGGTACACCTTGACCGGCTTGCTCTGGTGCCCCTTTCGCGGTTCCGTGGTCACCTCATACGCTCGCGTCTGAATCCGTGGAGCGGCCTCGTAGACAATCTGGACCGACCGGAGCAGGTGGCGGGCCTGCACAAGACGATACTCTTGCCCCGCTACGGTGTCGTCCCACTCGAAAAACTTCCGCAAGACGCTCCGTTTCTTCTTCTTCGTCTCAGCCACCACAGTGGTCGGATCCAACTTGCCACCGCGGGCCTTGCGAATACGTTCCAGGGCATCATGGGCCACCTTGGCATCCACGCCGCGACTGGGAAAGCCCTGTTTCCAACTGACCGATTGAATAGCACTCATGCCGCCGTCTCCTCGACTTTGTGGGTTGTATCGATCTCAAAACGTCCGTACTCGCCACCCTTCTCCGGCCGCCACTCACCGATGCCGACACCGAACCCGGCCCGGTTGACCAGGACACAGAGTGTGTCCAGGGTGAGCAGTTCCGCATCGATTTCGCACTTCACGTCAACCGTCCATCGGTGAAAGTAGGGGCGGTATCGAAGGTCGGCCGATCCCTGCCCCACACGAACCATGTCTTCGACCATCTCCGGTTCGTCGCAATCCATCGGGATCAGTTTGTCGTTGTCACAGATGAGAAATAGAGCCTTGCGAACGAGAGTCTTTTCAACTCCCAAATCCTTGTGGGCCGCTCCCACAATGGCCGACTTTAGGGCCATGGCAGGGATGCAGAATTTGCCCGCCCTGTTCCGGTAGGCTGCCTCCTCGAATTCCTTCTTGGGGTCGCGCACGTCGCGAGTCTTGGTTTTCTTCCCGGCGTGTTTCTCTCGCATCATTCTCTTGGCCTTCTCTCCCCACTGATGCTGGATGAGCGGGCTGATTCCCACGATGCGAAACGACACGTGACGCTTCTGGATTGCTCGCAGTTCCACCGTTCCACTTTTCTTTGCAGCCGCCATGACAAAATCTCCTACTACTCGTGTTGCTGACAATGTGAACGGCTGCCAGCTTACCGTTTTGTGTTTTGTTCCATGCCCCGCCTCGCCTCGCCTCGCCTCGCCAAGCCCTGCCGCGCCTCGCCATGCCTGCCACGCCTCGCCACGCCACGCCTCGCCACGCCTCGCCATGCCCTGCCGCGCCACGCCTGCCCTGCCGCGCCCTGCCTGGCCCCGCCCTGCCTAGCCCCGCCCTGCCTAGCCCCGCCCTGCCTAGCCCCGCCTGCCGCGCCTAGCCTCGCCACGCCAGACCTCGCCATGCCGGGACAAGCCTCGCCCCGCCGAGCCTGCCAAGCCACGCCCTGTCAACTAACGACTTCCTCTTGTTGTTACCACCTGTAGTAGCCCCCGCCGAGTTTTATGGCTCCAGGATCGTCCTTGTCGGTGGGCAACAGGCCGTACGTTTTCCTGGCGTACGCAGCCATTCGCTCATCGCGACACTTGGTCTTCTTGAGGTTCATTACACCTTTCTTCTTTCACCTGTTATCCCAGGACCATTTACTGCACATCACGAAAATGGTCTACCATCACATCACACCGCGACATCTTCCGCCTCCTGAAGCACCCGGTCCATGTTCATGTATTCCCACTGTCCGAACCGTCCCAGGGAAATAATTCCCAGACTGCGGACCCAGTCCAAAACCGTGTCGACACTCTTCCGGTGGTTCAGGTCATAGACTGGGTAGGCATGTTGGAATCGCCGCGAAATGGCGGAAACCACGTTGCTGTGCTGGACGAATCCGATCCGGTCCAGGTGCTGGACGTGCGCCGCGGCAACTTTTGCACTGGCCGGTTGGGGCTCCTCCGGTCGGAAACTCTCCTCCACCAGGAATGTGGAGCGGTCCCTCAGCCAGTACGGATCACCCAGAAAGTCCAACTTTGTCACCCGGTGAAATGGAACCTCCGGATCGGCAATCGTCACCGAGAAACGATTCTCCAGGATATCGTTGGTCGCGGTCACAACGGTCACATGGATCCCGATGTAGGTTAGCCGGTCGACCGCATCCTCGACGTGCTCCGGAGGTGGCGGATCGAGAATCCCGGCCAGTCGCGGCAGCGGAAGCGTGGACACCAGTCCGGAGTGCCTGTTCGTTCCTTTTGATGTTGCAAAGTCGCCATTCACGACGAAGGCGTCTCCTTCGCGCCAAATTCCGGTCACGTGCGCCCCGAACCGACATCGGTCAATGCTGGCAATCGTGTCTGGGTGCCGGGCCAGACCGTGTATCAGGGACGCCATGCCCCCGCGCTCCGGGTACCAGAAGTGTGCTTGGTGCAAGTAGCCCTGGTGATACCGTCCCGCTGCTGCGTCGATAATGTGCTGATCCGGGGGACGTGGGATCCGGGACACCATTTGGGTATCCATCTCCGCAGGATCCCGCTTCCAAATCTTGCGGTTGTATGGCAGCAGATAGAGGGAGCAGATACCCTCCCCAAACGTGTTCAGGAAAAAATCCTTCATCGTCTCGCCGCGATCCTCGTGGTGGGTCGCTGCGAGAAAACTGTCCCGGCAGTATTCACATTCACTTCGGGAAAGCTGTCCAAGGTAGTTTTCAAAGGGATAGTCGATAAACCTTCCATCATGCCAGATAGCATTGATTCGCCGGTGCTGCCGTACCGGCGTGAATGAGATCAACTTTGCCAGGAGATCACTGTTCCACGAAAAGAAGATGTGGGGACCGATGTCGGTGGGAATGCAGTCCACTGACGGGAAGGATCGGCACAGTCCACCAGGATGTTCCTGCTGCTCATACAGGACCACCGATTGGTCGGTAAAGTGCGTGTAGGCAAGACCGGCCAAGCCAGCACCGAGAACGGCCGTTGTTTGTCGTTCCAACATTACCAGATCCTTATTGACCAGTTGCAGCGACGATGAAAACAAGCAACTTCATGGTATTACTGACTCACATCGATTCCGTTTGCCAGCTCCATATACTGGTCAAGATAGTTGGTGGTAGAATCCAGGTGTGGTCGCTGTGTAGAGAACGCATAATGAACAACCAAGGCATCACCACAAATGATATTGGGCCTTTGCAGTTCTCTTGGCTTAGTAACCGTTATCCAGGGTTCGTCAGCAGTGTTGATGTCTCCGTTGAAAACTGCCCATTCAGATCCATAGAACGCAAAACAGTTGATTGAGAAATGGTCGTAATTAGACAACTCCCAATTCTCGAACTTGAACTTGTCAGTTTCTTTCTGTCTCACAGCGTCCAAGAAAACTGAGTGGACGTACTCTGCAAAAGCTAAACTTCTATATCCAACGTTGTCATCGGACCGATATGTGATACCACCACAACGAGCATCCAGAGCACCTATCTTTTGATGAATGTGGCTACAAATTCCGTTGTTCACTATGTTGCCGAACACAACGAACGGCTTCTCGTTTTCTGCTCTTGCATCAAGTAAGTTCGAGATTGCGTCAGGAGCCACGTACACAACATCGTCGTCCAATTTGATGTAGATGGTTTGTGGATCTATGCAGCGAACATAGAACGGCTGCGTCCACCACTGGGCACGCGGAAGAGCAACCAGTTCAATGAAGTCTGGATGCGCATCTGCCAACTCCTTTGCCGCACCAGGATCGTCCTCTCGGTCTGTGCTCATCCACAATTCCCACTTGTCTACTAGACCAAGATCTCTCTGCTGAAACATGTACTTGGACAGAATTGCCAAGTGCTTTCTTCGACTTGCAGTAACGGAGCAGACGACGATTTTATAACCACGGTACATTTCAGGTTCCTGTTGTACGACTTACCAAATTTTTGTATTGCCAACAGATTGAACATTTTCTCTTGGATAGTGGCCTGGTATACCTCTACCAACGAAACATGCCAATTTCTCAGCTTTCACTTCATCGGATTCTGTAAGGTCAAGAACCAATAACTGATCAGGAACTCCGCTCAAATCCTTCTTGATCTGTGCAATACGCTCCTGATAATTCTCTGACCATATTGTGTGGTCGAAGTGTGACGACCCGTACGTGTCACGATTTACTTTTGTACTTGGGTTGCCTTCGACAAGATTACTCCATGTAAGATGCGGTTTGCTGTTTAGGCGCCACAATGCTTCAATGCTGCGCATCCAGTCCTCTACCGGACGAGTACACAGAATAAACTTCGCACCTGGGTACATTTTCAGGCATTCTCTGTAAATCGCTGGTATGGAAAACGGAACATCACTGAACGCATCCTTTGCATGCACATTGCGCCAGTTAAGAGGTTGCCCAAGTCCGTAACTGATGAACAACAGCGGGTCCAGGTGAATGGACGCAAAACCCATTGCGCACAGTATTTTGTGCGTTGATGAAGTTGCACACCGCGGGAAGCTCAGGTTGAAAATTTTCATCGGTCTATGTTTCCTTGTCTGCCAGCCGCTCGTACCGCGCCAGGATGTCCGTTGTGTCGAGATGCTGTTTTTGGGTGTAGAAGGCGTAGTGCGAAACAACAGCGTCCCCACAGATCATGTTCGGCCGTCCAAGTTCCTTGGGACGGATGGTGGTTAGCCATGCTTCCTCTGCCGTGGGAACATCTCCGGCAAACTCTGCGAAATCTCGCCCGAACCAGCAGATGAAATTGATCGAGAAATACTCGTACAGTGTCAAATACCAATTGGTGAAATCGAACCGCGACACGAGTCCGTTTTGTGCGCTCTCCAGGAACGTTTCGTGGACATGTTCGACAAAGGGACGGCTCTGGTATCCAATTGGGTCGTTGGACACGTAGCCCACGTACCCATGATCCGTGCCCAAGGCCCCGATCTTCTGGTGGAGGTGGGAACAAAGAACATTGTTCACCGTGTTGGCAAATACCATGAACGGCTTTGGAACCTTTACGCGGGTTTCCAGGATGTTTCGGATTGCGGGACCGTCGATGAACGCAATGTCGTCGTCACACTTGATGTAGATGGTCTTGGGATCCACGCAGCGTTTGTAGAAACTGGTCATCCAAGCAATGGGACGCGGGTGATGGACAACCTTGATGAAGTCTGGGTGGGCATCCTGGAGCGCCTGGGCGGTTCCTGGGTCCTCACTGTGCCCTTCTGAGGTCCAAATCTCCCAGCGGTCGATCCAGTCTTGATTGGCCAAAATGTATCTGGATAGGAGTTCCAGGTTGCGCTTCCGTTCCAGGGTCGGGGTTCCAACGACAACCTTGAATTCACGAAACGAACTGGACTCCCTGGAGATCGGCGTGCGAATGGTGTTGCAAGAAGCCATCGCCAATTGGGTGTATCTTGCAAGGTAATCTGTATTGGTATCCAGAGGCTCCCGCTGGGCACCGAAGGCGTAGTGGACTACCAGCGAGTTCCCGCAAATGTGATTTGGTCGGTCGCGTTCCTTGGAACCGACGGTCGTGATCCACAGCTCGTCGCCCTCGTCCGGCATGTACCCGCCAAACTCGGCCCAGTCGGCACCAAAGAAGACGAAGAAGTTGACACTGTATCTTTGGAAAGATTCCAGTATCCAGTGACCAAACTTAAATTTCTGGGTGTGTCCTTTCTTGGCTGCGGTCAGGAACTCCTCGTGAAGGTACGAGACGAAGTCCAGGTCATAGAGGGCCAGGTGCTCATCGGACGAGTACGCAATCTCGCCGAGCTGGGTGCCGATGGCAGCAATGCGCTGGTGGATGTGGTCGCAGATAGAGTTGTTCACCGTATTGGCAAACACGACGAATGGTTCGGGGTGGTCGATGCGATAGTCCACCAACTTCCGGAGGGCATCCGGCGCGATGAACACAATGTCATCGTCAAACTTGATGTAGATGGTCTTGGGATCCACGCATCGCAGGTAGAAGGGCCTGGTCCATGACTCGATACGTTGGTCTTCAGGCTCGACAACCAGTTCGATGAAGTCTGGATGCGCGTCTGCCAACTCCTTTGCCGCACCAGGATCGTCCTGGCTTTCTGAGTGCATCCACAGTTCCCAACGATCAATGATGTTACTATCGCGAAGAATGTATCTGGACAAGATGTCCAGGTGCTTCTTTCGACTCCGTGTTGGACAAACGGCTACGACGCGAAAACCCCGGTACATTTTCATACCTCGTTCATGCAAGAAAATCTGTCAACGAGCGCTCTGCCTATTTGACGGTTGCAGGTTTTTCTATGACTACTCCGTACACAGCCAGGAGTTGATGCCAGTCAATTGTCAGCAAGTCGCGGTCTTTCCACAGAGATGTGTCAAAGTCAGGAGACCAGGGAATTTCTTTCGAGGGCGTCACAACCTTACCACCCAGAGACGTAATCCATCTTCCAAGATCGAAATTGAATACCGTACCCTCCATTCCGTCATCAACAGCAAATTTGACAAACCAATCCGCAGTGATGCAGAGACGCCCACCTGGTTTGAGCACCCGCCACATTCCTCTCATTAACTCGTCTACGTCATCCTCTCCGTGAACGTGCTCAATTACCGAGATGCAGTAAACCGTCTGGAAGTGTTCATCAGGTAGCGGAGCAGTGTCTAGCCAGCCAACGACTGCCGTAGCCTTACGCGAGTATTTCCTGAAGCAGGCATCAAACGTGATAGCTGGGTCCACAAATGCCGATACGTGGCGAAAGGTTTCTGTTTCTATCGGCAGTGAGTGCAAGCAAACCTCGTGACCCATACCAAGCAGGGCACAGGAGAATTGATGGTTGCTACCGATGTCAAGAATTGGGTCTTCAGGTGGACAATACTCCATGCACCATGGGTATTCCACTTGCCTGGTCCGGTGCCATAGGGTAATTTGCTTCTCGATATCCGGGTCCGGGTTGTCACCCAGCACTGCTAGTGTCAACATCTTGTTGATGTGCGCAAGATGCTGCGTACACCATGGTTGCTGAAAGTGACTCTTTCTTACGAACATTCGTGGAGTCTTTTACTGTATTTGGGATATTACCCGTGCTTGCAAACTTCTGCTGTAAAAATTTCCCCACTTTTGCGCCATGTAGCGCACTTGCTGCCTGTGTAGTGGTATCTCTTCCTCCGGCAACATCAGGTCATTTTTGCGCTTCCAGTCCAAACTGTCGATCTTTTCTAGGTGGTAAACTGCAAAAGTACGGTCCAGTACAACCTTGTATCCCATCGAACGAACTTGAAGACAGAGGTCAACATCATTCATTCGGTAGCGACCAGGAATCTCCTCGTCACATCGCAAATCCGGTACCTTCTCCCAATCAATTGCCATCGTATAACCGGGCATCCACGTCATTTCCAACAGTGGAGTCGGCTGCATGGAAGAAGTCTTTCGTTCTTCCAAATAACTGTTGTATTCACCTGGTTGCTTGATTTCAGAAGGTACGACAATTGCCACATCGTCGTGCTGCAAAAGTACGTCAACGAGGTGCTGAAGCCACCCATCGTCCATCAGAATTACGTCGTCATCGAGAAGCACGGTAAAGCGTGAGGTTCTACGAGCAAACGCGAGATTCATAGCCACGAAACTGGTGACTTCAGGATTCCAGCCAAGAACGAGTGTGTACGACTGCTTCGTATGCCGAGCAATGCTGGCCATCTGCTCCTCGTGGTAGGGTCCCACGCGGCGCATGAACATCAGGATGTCGGGAATCTCAGCCACGCCGTCTCTCCTGTTTTGTCACTACACTCCCTCTTTCAGTTTGTCCAGTGGCCACCCTTCACTCTCGATCAGCCAACTGATGTACTCTTGGAGATACGCCTTGAACTCGGTCTCCGCAGCACGCAGGTCACGGGATCTCTGTGGAGGTTTGTCCAGCACGCGATGAATGCCCGAGTTGTCGGAACAGAGACGGTCCATGTCCCCACTCCATGACTTGCCCGTCACAACCACCTCGGTTTTTCCAGTCAGTCCCAGAATCTCCAGGAGAAATCCAACCACGTCCAGAATGGAGTAGGTGTATCCCCCGGAGTAGTTGAGGACCACGTGCTCCGGATCTTCGACCTCGGCGGCCTCGATCATCGTTCTGGCGGCCCACCGAACGGGAGTGAAATCCCGAATGACCTTACCGGTCCCAAGAACCTCCAGGCGCTTGGGATTGCTCCGCAGGCGGTCCAGCAGGTCGTAGATGACCGTCTGGCGCATGCGAGGCCCGAGGAGACTGAACAAGCGAATCGCGATAAACGGGAACTCGTACGTCCGGCGGTACGACAGGCCGAAGGTTTCCATGGCCAGCTTGGCAGCGCCGTAGGGATTGTTTGGGGAGGCCATTTCTTCCGACAGACACCTCTGCTCCGAACTGCCGTAGACCCCGCAGGAGGAAGCGTAGACGAACCGCTCCACCCCCTGCTCGCGGGCGGCGTCGAGGACGTTCCAAGACCCGTCCATGTTGATCCGATAGTCCCTGCGGGGGTTGGCGACAGTACGGGAAACCAACATGTGCGCCGCCAAGTGGAACACGACCTCAGTCCGCTTGACGACTTCCCAGACCAGGCGCGGCTGGAGAATGCTACCCCGCACCATCTCAATGTGGTTGTAGACACCCGACAGGTTTTCCACGCGGCCGGTGGACAGGTCGTCCAGGACGGTCACCCGGGCCCCGCGTTTGGCCAACATCTCGGTAACGTAGGAACCCAGCAGCCCGGCGCCGCCGGTTACGAGGACTTTTTTTTCGGTCCAGTTCATTTGCCTACTTCCTAACATCACATCTATTGAATACCATCATTGCTCCTTCATAAGTCCTGCGCGAACCAAGTCACCGTATGTCTTGCGGAATCTCCACAGGGTTTCCTCGTTCGACCAGGGACGAAGTGTCATGGACAGCGGTGGCGGAAGCTGGCACCAGGGTGCCGGTTCTGGAGAACTAAAATCCCGCTTCTCCGTGGCCAGCATCTTCATGTCGGCACATTTGACATGTTCGTTCCACGGGTAGACGACTCCGAAGGCGTCTGCAAATACCCGGTCGAACATCGGTTCGACCTCATCCTTCCAGCGTCCGTCCGTCAACTCGTCGATCAGTTGCTTCATCGGGCTGGAAATGTCGCCGGTCACTGTCTCAGCAAAGTCGTGCGAAAAACCCTGTCCGCGATACTGGGAAGGAACCTGCTCGGAAACATGGACAGAGTGCTGCCCAACCGTGTAAACGGGAAGGAGGTGCAGGGTGTAACGTCCCATCCGGCACAGCGACATCCATACGTCGGTGAAACACACGTCCTCCGGCTGGGGATCGATCAAGGAAAACTTCCTGCCCGTGTAAGTCTGGATCCAGAGGTCACTCTTCTTCGGCATCGGATGTCTCTCGCTCTATTTCCCGTTGGATTCTCGGACTCCCCAGGTAGCGGCGGAGATCAGCAATGAACTCGTCGTCGTGCTCCGCCAACCAGACCAGGTAGGACAGCTCAACATCCCGAACTGTCTCTCCCTTGTGTTTGCCAAACGGCAACCTCAGCCGCTCAAACCCCGCTGCCTGGAGATCCGTCATCGGCGGAGGCTTCTGACGGAACCGTTTTTCTTCCTTCTTGGGCAAATGTGCCTCGACGAGCGCAGTGATCGCCTGCGAGGGAATGTCCAGACAATCGTCCGGATACTCCGCCAACTCTTCGCGGACGAGGTCAAGCAGCTCAGCCGTTCTCTGGCGGGTCTTCGCCCGCCGTTTCACCCTCTCCTTGTCGAGCATCGTTTGCCTCCTTAGTGCGCCGAATGACCTCCGTGACCTCGCGGCGGTGTACGGGTATCTTCTTGTCCGCCGTGATTCCGAGGCGCACCTTGCCCTCGGTGATTTCCACAACGAAGACCTCGATCACGCGACCCGACAGGTCGCCGTCGGGAAAGATGTCAATGATTTCTTCCCGTCTCCGACTTAGTACCAGCATTCGTTTTCTCCGCACGCATGTGCTTCCGTGGGATCGATCTACGCCTCGCATCACACCTTTCCTCTTTCAGCCGTTGTCACTAACTCCTCCGTGCAGCATCCTCGGCAGTGGTGTCCCGATTCATCGCGTCTTTCTTGGTAAACTTCTCTGGGTAGCGGGCGCGAAGTTTGCGGATGTTGGCAGCCATCAGTTCGGGAATCGTGGTTCCACGAGCATCGCAGTAGGGACCCAGGTACCAGAGTACATCCCCGATCTCTTCGTCGAGATTGTCCAGATCCAACTCGGCACCGTAGAAGTTGTGCTTTTTCAGCGAGTCCATGAACTCACCGGTCTCCGTGCAGAGGCCCATTCCAACATGCAGAATGCGGAGTTTCTGTTCCAACTCCTCGCTGCCCCCGGAAAGCCTCGCCTCTGTGCGAATTGCATCCTCGACAAAGTGGTTCACGATCTCGGCGTCTTCGAGATACTTGACGAACTCCTCATCGTGAACAACGGCAACTGTTTCACCGTGTTCATTGTGAACTTCCCACATGCGACGTTCCCTCGCCGATTGAGACACTTCACGGATTTCCAGGCGCATGGTATCCTCCGTTAGTTTGCGATTGAAACAAATTCGTCGGTGGTTAAGTACCGGTGGTCCGCTGGCATCGGTGCGTCGTCGTTCCAAATGATCTGTGGGTCCGGGAACTCATTCGCAAGATCCCGGGCAAACTGCTCGCTGATGTCGAAGTTGATCTCGCGAGGAATCGGGCCACCGTGCCGACGTTCCCGGGTCTCTTCGGTGCAGAGTACCAGGTAGTGTTCAAAACCGGCCCGCCGAAGTGGCTCCCGTTCGTGCTCAAAACGGCAGTTCGTCACGGCGTGTCTGGCCGCAGGAACATCCAGTTCCATAGTCCTGATACGAGCGATCAGCGCGTCGGCCCAGAATGTCTTGCTCAACCCGAACTGTCCCCAGTTCACCTCACTCATTGCAGTCATGGCGCTGCCGTGGAGGCGCACGAGCATGGTAAATGCACCCCGGAGCGGGTCGTGCGGGCACGTCTCCCTGTCATGGTGTCCCCAGCCCCACTGTCCGATGGTCTGGAGAAACTTTCGCTGGTCGATGAACGCGGGTTCCTTGTACCGACAGGAACCAAAGAGACGTTCGCAGAGACGGTACATCGGTTCGGCAAAGGAGACGACTGCGAATCCAGCTCGCTCGGCCACATGGTCCTTGCCAGAATCAATCAGGCCAGAAAGGGCAAGTCGCTTGATCATCCGTGGCTCCGTCTGTCACAAGTACGAATCCCTTGTGCAGGAATTGTTAGTTGATAGTCTTCCGGAGTCGCAGGTACGAACCCCCTGCGCGGGGATACACAATCATCAAGGTTCGGGTGGCGGGGGCGGTGCGAGCGGTGGCTCCGCATCCACAACAGGCGGTACGGGAGGCACCGGCGCATCACTGACCGGCGGGGGAGGTGCATGACCATTCTGGCTCGGTTCCACAGCGGAGGAAGTGGTACTTCCACCGGTCGCCACGAGAGCCTTCTCCAGTTGGTCGAGTAAGTCCTTGGCTTCCTTGCTGCGGACGCCGCTTGCCCGAGCCTGGGCAACGACATCCTTAACCTGCGACCTGACACCGCGTCCCCGGGTGTCCGCAGATGCCTGGATGTTCAGGATCTCACGGGCGTACGCGCCTACCGCCAACGTGGGGGACATGGCCACCACAAAGAACTGTTCCTTGGCATCCGGATCCTGGATCGGGTAGGTCTTCCAGTTTTCAGATGGCTTTTTCTCCTCTGCTTCCTTCTGTGTCTTGAAAACTCTCTGTTTCTTGGCCATGGGTTCTCCTAGTTTTTGCCAACAAGTTTCATCGGGTTCTGTAGTATTATACCGCTCGACTTTCTGATGCTGCCCAGAAATTCTCCATTTGGACAAAGTTTTGGAAAATTCCGAAAGCACCCCTTGACGCTTGCTCAGACACATGTTATCGTTAAAGCATGGTTTCCCAGTCCTACCCACAATTCGTTGAGAAGTCGGTGGCGCTGAGAAACCATGCGCCCGGTCCCCAGTGGGAAAATTCCCACTGTGGACACTTTTTGCATTGGCCTGCCCGGCCCGAGCACCTGGGCGTCATCCCACACAGCCTTCTGGATCAGGCTCACGGCCGACTGCGAGTCGGCGGATACCAGCGGTTACTCGGTGCCCACCGTCACGAGAGGCACCATCTCGACGTAGGAAAAGCCAGTGTTCCCCGGTATGAGGCGAATGGACGCAGGGGTCCGGGTAAAGAGCGGCGGCAGTGCGTGGGCGGCCTTCTGGCCGGTGATCAACTGCCTTATCAAAGACAGATCACGTGGTAGCAACCCAAGTGCGCTTATACAGTAAAGCCACTGTTGCCACTACATCCCCGTGTTCGCACGGGGATGGTATATTCCCAGTGCAACTAACCAGTAAAGGGGAACAGCGCTGATGTTCCTAGTAAATTGTAAACTGTGTAAGATTTTCCAATTTACTGGTGCGATTAGAAAGGTTTTTCCAGGACACTGGTGCAATTTGAAATGTTTTTAGGGCAAGATCCAAAGCGCACCAGTATCGTATGTCCCTGATCCCTGCACAGGGGGTTCGTACCTGTGACTAAGGCGCAAGATCCTTTTCCGGTGAAGACTGTTCAATGCACAACAGAACCGTTGAATACAAAAACCGTGTTGCTTGCTTGGCACTGGCCAAGCGCGCACTGAATGCTGGATACACCGGTACATTCAACCTGGAACAGTGGACCTTGCTATTTGAACGGATGGTCCGAGAAGACGAGGCAACGGTGCCCAAGGATCGGATTGGACTATTGCGGATTGCAGGGTACAAACCGGGTCCCTGGCTGCGATGTCTTCGCTATTCACACCGTCTCATGGAGGTACTTCGCATGGAGCAGGATCCAGGAGTTACACCTGTACAACCACAGCCAGATTCCACTTCTGAAAGCAAATCGCTTTTTCCATCAATTACAGGACCGATGCAGAGTGTTTTGGCGCTCAGGTTGGACCGTGATTGCTACCCGACTTCCGAGATACGTTTGTTGCTTGAGAAATACCTCCGAGACAACACATCCAACCATTCCGTGGCCTTTGGGAAGATTGCGAATTTGCACGACTTCACATACGACATTCAACTGGAACACTCCATTCCACTGTCTTCCCTAATGGCATTGTTGGCATCGATTTCCTGGATCCTCCAAATGGCGCCAAAACCACCTAATTACTTCGGGAAGCACCTTGTCGGTGTTGATTGAGTTTAGTTTTTATCCCCTCGCAGGGAGTTTGTACTTGTGGCCATGAAAAGACGGTCATACGGGGTTGAGGATCACCGCAAGGCGTTCGAGGCGTACTACAAGAACCGCGAATTCCTTACTACTGCGAGGGCCATTGATCCCGAACGGATCACTACCCTGCGTCACCTGGTCCGCGAGTGGTCGAAAGAGGACTTTCACTGCAAATGGCACTGTCCCTGGCACGGCTGGAATCGATTGATCCAGGAAATGGAGCGCAAGGTGTCAGCGCAGATCCTGCCGGCCGAAGAGCGGAGCAACGAGGAAGTTGTAACGGCTCTCACAGAGCAGACGGGCCATCCGCCCATGGAAAATTGCCAAGATGTGGTGGAAACAGTTTCGCGTTCGTACCTGGAACGGTTGCAGCACTGGGAGCTGGTCTACGCGAAACTGATCTATTTCATCACCGGGAATGTGCTTCCGGTGCCCCTGCACAATCTGGACGGTACGTCGATGTCGGAGCAGAAGATCATGGAGTTATACAACTCCGGACTGCGTCCCGGCAATCTCGACTCGGCTGCCAGGACGCTGGTGAAGGTGCAGGAGGAGATCCACGCGCTCCGGGATAAAATTGGGGTCCATCCTACCGAGGAGGCTAGTTCTTCTGAGGACGGGCTGCACACACTCGATACGATGACCGTTGAAAAGGCACGGCGGCTGCGGGCACTCTTTGACAGGATCCGGCCCTATATCACCCAGGAGGACACGGATCTGTTGCCGGGATTGTTTGGCCTGAAGTTGTCCCATGACCAATTCTCTTGATGAAATCATCGACCAGAAGCTCCTCCGTCACTATCTCGAACTGGACGGTTCGGGACTGTTTCTGAATCCACCTCGGACCGACGAGGAACTGGACGACTTCATTCGGATTGCTCTGGGTATCTCTATTCCCAGGGAGGTAGTGACTCCCGGACACCGGAGTCCCTTCGAGTTTGTGGCGGATCTCTTTTTCGAGCGGGTGAAGAACGCGCTGGGGTTTGCAAACCGATCGGGAGGAAAGACTCTCTCCGTAGCGATTTTGAACTTTCTGGACATGCTCTTCAAACCGCAGTGCGAGATTGCTTCAGCCGGGGCGGTGAAGGAGCAGGCAGAGAAGTGCTACCGCTATTTTCGGGAATTCATGGAGCGGCCCTGGTGCGCGGATCTCAATCGTCGGTACGAGGAGGTCACCGGTCGCCCCTTGTTTTCGCCGCGGGATTCGATTGCCGCTAGGACTATTTTTGGCAACGCAGCTCGGTTGGAGGTGATCACTGGGTCGGAGAAGGGGCTCCGGGGGCCCCACCCGAACAAGGCCCGGATCGACGAAATTGACCTGATGGAGTGGTCGGTGTTACAGACCGGCCTGTCAATGGCCAAGGGGTCTGACGGGATCCGAGGCCAGAACGTCTTTACCTCGACGCGACAATACCAGCACGGTCCCATGGGACGGTTGCTTGAGGAGGCATCGGAAAAGGGAATCCGTGTCTACGAGTGGGACGTGTGGGAGATCCTGGAGAAGTGTGGCCGTCGCTGTGTGGCCGACCGGGAGTTTGGGGATTGCACAGTCTATCCTTTCTGCCAGGGTCGGGCCCACGGGTGCAACGGATTCTTTCTCATCGACGACTTCATCGACAAGGTACGGGTGTTGGACCGGCGGCGGTTCAACACCGAGTGGCTCAATCGTTTGCCCTCCCGGCATCGTGTGGTGTTTCACATGCTTGAGGCCAAGCATGTGCTGACTCCGGAGCGGTTGCAGACGATGTTCGGGTGCTCGGCGCCCGATCCCACGTGGCACCGTCTCAGCGGAATCGATTTCGGCTCGTCTCCGGGGCATCCATTCTGCTACTTGAAACTCTACCAACTGCCAGGTGGCAGGGGTTGGCTGTTGGGCTACGAGTACGTGGCGGAGCAGAAGCTCATTCGGGACCATGCGGCGGCCATCAAGCGGTCGCCGCACTTCTTGGCCAGCGAGGTCATCTACGCTGATTGGGACGCACAGGACCGTCTGGAGTTGCGCCAGCACGGGATCAACGTGCAGCAGGCGATCAAGGGTCCCAAGTCCGTCAACATGGGCATCGATTACCTGTGTGAGCTTTTCAGCGGATACCCCCCCGATGAGGCACCGCATCTCTACATCTGGCACGAGTGCTCGTATACCCTGAAAGAGCTAGCTAGGTATTCCTGGCCTTTGCGTCCGGATGGCAGCGTCGATCGGACGGGGAATCCAGAGAAACGCTGGGATAACTGTCCCGATAGCCTCCGGATGGCCCTTTACTCCCAAAAGAATTTGGGGGGGGTTAGGTACCGTGGGAGAAATATTGCAGGAATATGAACGAAATGGGCTAGACAAACTTGTGAAGTAGGGTAGGATAGGACATGTGGCGCAACATGCGAGGCAAATTGTGTCCGACGTTCCAGTCCAACTGAAAACTGTTCACGTGGTCGTCAGCGGGTTTGGCCAAGACCGCGGCGACCCGACAGGATGCGACAAATTGTGGCGGCGGCTGTACAGCGAGTTCGCTTCCGCAGAGACACTGGTGTTGTTCTGCGAGTGGGACCAGGACATGGATGCCGTGGCCCGGATGATCTGGCGGCATTCGGGTTCCAACGGGGAATCTCCGTTGGTAACCCTGGCCGCCTATTCGTGGGGGCTCCCAACAGCCATCAAACTGTCCAAGCAACTCTGGCGGCGAGGGATCCAGACGGAGGTCCTGACCTCCTGCGATGGGGTCTATCGGCGGCTCTGGCGGCTCTGGGCGGTATGGTTTCGGCATCCGGTCGTTTCGATTCCGCCGTGTATCCGGCGTGTTGAGCCGTTTCGCCAGAAGGTCGACTGGCCATTTGGGCACCAGTTGGTTGCCGAGGATGACCAGCGGACCGTGATCAGTGCCACCCGCTGGGCCGATCGTGGCCACTTTACAATGGACGAACTTCCTGGGTTCCAAGCAAGGTCCTACGCTGCGGCGGTGAGGGTACAGTGGCGTGCTGGACTCATCGACACAGAACCCATGCCACCCGAACAGTGATGATTGTGTATCCCTGCGCAGGGGGTTTGTGCCTGCGACACCAAGTTACCGTCAACACCCGACTCCGGGGAAGGAGCAAAGCCATGAGCCACGCACAGGCATGTCCGGTTTGCGGTGGGTCGGGCCGCTACACCCCGCCGCTAGATCCTGCCGTAACCGCTGTCCCCCAGTCTCGCCCCTGCCACGGCTGCGGCGGCAAGGGCTGGGTGGAGGTCAGCAGCGACACCCCGTCGTATCCGTACCAGCCGGTTTTCCCGGTGACCCCGTCGCCGCCCGAATACCATTTCCACCACGAGAGCCCATTCGGCGGCTGGACAATCGACGCACAGCCGGCCTGGATGCATAGCTTAACCAGACTCAGCGGAGGAATGCCATGAGACTCGTTTTTCTCGCCGCAATCGCGGCCCTGCTGATGGTTGGGATCCCCATTACCCCGTCGTGCGAGGCGGGCTGGGGCATGCCCGACGCGGTTGGTCAACCGCCACAAACCCCCGGTTACGACTATTCATGTGACGAGAGTGGCTGTCGCCGGTCGGCACATCCGGCAACCTGCCGAATCTCGGTGGCCGTTTCCGGGCATTCTGGCCAGCGGTACATGGGCAGCGGTACACTGATCGACGTGGATGCTGGCAAGGGGCTGGTCGTGACGGCGGCCCATGTGGTTCGCGGCTCCACCGGCGACGTGACGTGCAAATTTCCCAACGGAACCAACCGAACCGGCAAGGTGGCTACCGACAAGGACCGCTTCGACGTGGCGGCCATCCTGATTGACGATCCTGGCATTAAGCCCGTCAAGGTGGCGACCCAACCGGCGCAGGTTGGCCAGGAGGCATACAGCGCGGGCTACGGCGGAGAGGGAAAGTACCTGGTCAACTCGGGTCGGGTGCAGGTGAGCACTGGCGATCGAATGGTCATCTCCGGCCGAGCCCGCGGCGGTGACAGTGGTGGTCCGGTATTCGACCGGCGCGGCCTGCTGGTCGGTGTCCTCTGGGGTACTACCAATAACCAAGTGTTCATCACCGCAGGTCCTCGCACCCACACGTTCCTGCGGCGTGCTGGAACTTACCTATTGCCCTATCGCGAACGCCAGGATCGACGGGTTGACGACTTGGAAGGACGAATTGACCGTCTTCCGGCTCCTGTCCCGCCAAGGCCCCCAGGAAATTACGAGCCCCAGGACGATCTCCGCTTTGGGATGTTTCAGGCTGAAATCAGCACACTGAAGGGGCAGGTGGCCGACCTCCAGGTGGTTGCCGACAAGGCAAAGCAGCTTGCTGTCGAGTGGCCCGCATTGGCGGATGAACTGGAGGCGATCAACGCGAAGGCGGACGAGGCCAAAGGGACCGCGGAAACCGCGGCAACGACTGCGACAACTGCCAAGACGACCGCCGAGACGGCGGTTGAAACGGTGACCGAAGCGACTGACGAAGAGAACCCCAAGGGTATCGTTGGCAAACTCAAGGCTCGCATTGAAGCGGCCAAGGTGGAAGGGGCTGAAGGTGTGAGGGAAGTGGCCAAGACGGTAGCGATGGGTGTGCTCAAAGCTTATGGCATGCCGGCAGGGGTTGTGCTGTTGGTCCTCGGCTTTGTTGTCTGGGACATTCGCAAGAAGGTCAAAGAGGGTGACCCGCTGCTGGTCGAAAAGGTGGTCACTCGCGTCCGAGAGCGTACCGGTTCGGTCCGCCAGCGACTCCACAACCGGTTCAACCCGGATGAAGAGGAAGAAGAGGAGGAGGGCGACGAACCGCACTACGTTCGGCAGGGTAGCAAGTTTGTGCGGGTGTGAACCAGGAGAGCGAAGGCAATGATCCACAAACCTCAATTCTGGCTTTTGTGTGCGATGCTGCTGGTGTCCGCACTAGGCTTCGCATGGGCCGGTTATGACACCGTAGCCCGCAAGCAAACTGACCACTTCATTAAGTACGTTGCACCGGTTGTCGGGGAAGTGCGACAGGATGCCGATGGTGATATCTACGGCGTGATGTGGCTGTACGACACACCCGATGGACTGTCTACGAAGGTGGTGATACGGCGAGGTTTTACCACGCAGGAGGGGGCAGAGCGGTGGGTCATGCAGGCTGCCTTTAGGCTTGACCCGCAATCTCCGCAGGAAGCTGTTGTTAGTTCATCTGGAGGTGACTAGGTGTTTCTTTATCCCTGCACATGGGGTTCGTATATATGACACACAGACAGTAGGGTCCAATGACACAGGCGGTAGGATCTAACGCCTCCCTTGACCAGCAGGGTTCCGTGGAGAAAATCTCGCCGGGGGGCCCGATGGCTACGGCGGAGGCACTGGAGTACCTGCATCCTGACTACAAGGCAAATGCTTGGAAGTGGAAGAAGTACGTCGATTGCTACCAGTCCCGTGACATCTATTCCTACATTCACCAGCACCCCCGGGAGCACAAGAGTTCCTTTGATAATCGTGTGAAGCGGGGCTACTACTTCAATTACGTGGCCACGATTGTCGATCTCTTCGTGTCCTACCTCTTCCAGAGCGGTGTCACGCGGAAGGTGGAGGGTGAGGAGCTGGAACACCTCCTGGCGACGTTCTACGACGATGCCGACCTGAATGGGACAAAGTACCACCTGTTTGTCCAAAACGCCGCGACGTTTGCCCAGATTACTGGGCACGTCGGGATTCTCGTCGACCTGCCCCTGCTTCCCGAGGGCGGTTACCAAACTGCTCGGGACGAACGGGAGGCCGGGCACCGTCCGTTCCTGACGCTTATCCAGGCGGAGCAGATTCTGGACTGGGAGCTGGACCGGGACGGCAATTTTGTGTGGGTCAAGATCGAGATCACTCGTCCGCAGGGTCGCGATTGGAGGGCCAGCGTGGATGAGGATACGCGGCACTTCCTGATTTGGACCAAGGAGGACTGGTCCGAGTGGGCGTTGACCTCGGATGGCGAGGCGTCCCAAGTTGATGGGAACAGCCATCCGTTGGGAGAGGTTCCGCTGGTGATCCTCCGTAACGAGCGATCGCTGGCACATTGCTGGTTTGGGGAATCGGCGGTTCACGACATCGCGGACATCAACCTGGCAATCCTCAACTGGTCGAGCATGGCCGACGAGGAGATTTTCAATCGCTGCCTGAACATTCTCACCATGCAGCGGGACGACCAATCCAACGCGCTGGAGATCGGCCAGTACAACGTCCTCGAATACCAACTTGGGGCCGACCCGCCCCGGTACCTGACTCCCGGCGAGACGCCCCTGAAGTTGATCGGGGAGCAGACTGACCGCGCCCGAGACGAGATCTATCGGCTGGCCAAGTTGGGCGGTTCGACGGGACTGTTGGGTGTCCGCGAGGCTACCTCTGGGGTGGCTTACGCCTTTGAGTTCAACGAGACCAACCAGTCCTTGTGCCGCAAGGCGGAGTTTTTAGAACAAGCGGAGACGGAAGTTCATCGACTTGTTGGAAAGTGGTTGACAAAACAATTTGTTGGGACTATAACATATCCAAGGGACTTTGGTGTGGAGGACTTCCTTCAGGAACTCCAATTCCTGTTGGACGCGCGAACCACGCTGACCAGTGAAACGGCAGTCCGTGCGCTGGAGAAAAGGATTGCGGAGAAGATGTTTGCCAAGGATCAGATGGGCCTGCGGGAGCAGATTCGCAAGGAGATTGATGGCAAGCGGCTGAGTCCTCTGGGGATCGCGGAGTGGTCCGATGAGGCGGGAACCGAACAGGGTAAACAGCCGGCCGACCAGCGTGGCTCTTGGTCGGGTACCCCGGACAAAACGAGCCGACCGCAGCCTACGGGCGGTGACAAATCGTAGCGTGGCGACTACTGCCTTCAAAGTAGGTTATGGCGCCTGCTGCCGCAAGCAGGAAGGAGTGAACTGTGAAAGTAACAAGGTTTTGGACTGGGATCCCGGGTCTCTGCTGCCTTTCGCCCGACGAGGGCGATGGGTCGGGCGGTGCTGGGGATGGTGATGGAGGTGGTGGCGACGGTGACGGTGAGGGTGAGGGAGGGGAAGGTGATTCTGCTCCGAAGTTTACCGAGGCTGAAGTCAAGAAGCGGGTTGAGCAGTCGATGAAGCACTGGCGCAGGACGCTCCAGAAGGACAATGCCCAGAAGGACACGACGATTGGGGAGCTTCAGGCGCAACTCACGCAGGTCCAGGAGGAATTGGCCGTAGCCAAGCCTGGGGATGGTGATGGCAAGGACAAGACCATGGAGGGTCGGATCGAACTGCTGGAGAAAAAACACGTGAAGCAACTGGATGCGATACAGGACGAGATGAAGAAGGAGATCGAGAAGCGGCAGGCCGCAGAGACGCAGGCGTTCGAGCGGCACCGTGACACCGAACTCTACAAGGCATTGGAGAAAGCCAACTGTATCGATCTGGACGTTGCGTACCACTATTTCCTGTCCAAAGTTGTTGTTGACGATCCCAAGGAGGGCGGTGACGGGGGCTTCCTGCTGAACATCGGCGACGACCGCGTGGTTCCGCTGGAGGAGGGTGTGAAGAGTCTCCTTCCGGACTACCTAAAGAAGCCGAATACGGAGGCCGGGGGTTCCGGAGCGAGCGGTACCGGGTCCCCGAAGACCCGGGATCAGAAGCTTGCCGTGCTGGACCGTCACAAGAAGGAGATGGCCGAGCTACAGAAGGGACTCAATCCGACCGACCAACACAGGATGACCGAGGTCATGCGCAAGAGGCGTGCGATCAAGGTACTGGAGACGGAGCTGAAACAGGCGAAGTAACTCCGTTCCCCTCCTTTCCGTCGAGGGGATGGATTGGGAGGTGAGACCTATGACTTTTTCCGGACGTGCCATTTACGATACCAGTGTTTTCACTGGCATCGCCGAAGACGTGGGAGACATCATTTCTATGATCTCGCCCGCGGCTACTCCTCTGCTGGATCGCCTCGGTGATCCGGCGTATCCGGCGTCGAATGTCCTCCATGAGTGGCTGGAGGAGGAACTCTGTCCCGACACGATTGTGTCGAGTCAGACCATTTCGACGACCCTGACCGCGTTTGCGGCGCACAGCCGCGGGACTGCCATTGGCAACTACGTGATGCCGGGGGCGATCCTCAAGAACAAGACCACGGGTGAGTACATGCAGGTGTCTTCAAACACCAGTGGTAACACCATCGTGGTCTCTCGTGGCTTTGCCAGCACTTCGGCGGCCACGATCACGGCCGGCGTGTCGATCCAGATCATCGCCCCGGCGGCCCTGGAAGGCGCCGACGTGAGTGTTGATATCTCGCGTCCCCGTTCGCGGCTGACCAACTACTGCCAGATCTTCAAGTCGGACATCATCATCAGTGGTACCGAGCAGGCGGTCAACCACATTGGGCTGGATGACGAGTTTGACCACCAGAAGGTCAACCGCACTCGTGAGGCACTGCGGGATCTGGAGAAGGCGGTCATTCTCAACAAGTTGAGTGGGAACACCATCGGTTCGTCTTCTGCGTATCGCACGTTCCAGGGTCTGTGGGACTTCATTGCTACCAACGCCACCAGCGCTGGCACGCTGACCACGACCTACCTGGACAATGCGATGCAGAACGCTTGGACGTACGGTGGCGAGGACCTGAACCTGATCGTTGCCGATGCTGCGTTCAAGCGGATCATCGACGGCTGGAACAGTTCTCGTGTCCAGGTGGACAACCAGGACGAGCGGTACCACAACCGGGTTACCTACTACGCGAGCACCTTCGGCGACATGCCGGTGGTGATGAGTCGGTACATGCCGACCAACTCGTGCATGGTGATCGCCACGCCGCGTGTCCAGGTGCTTCCGCTCCGTAGTCGGTCGTTTGCCTTCAAGCCTGTTGCCGTCACCGGGGACAGCGAGAAGGGCATGGTGATCGGTGAGTATACCCTGGAGGTCCGGAACGAAGAGGGGATGTGCAAGGTCTATTAAAAGTCCTTACTACATAAGGACTTACGACTTGCCTCTTCGTTTCGGAGTAGGGCGTAAACCTGCTAAGGACCGGAGAGGGTTTGGCTGCCCGCTCCGGTCCTTTTCGTTCGTGTGTAAATGAGCAGAGCGTTGTGAGGCTTGTATCCTCACAACGCTCCTAAACACCGTTCCTGCAAAGGAGGAAGCGATGTCTGATTTGAATTATACCAACGACTGGCGGGATGTGCCAGTGGATCCAAGATTCAAGGTGAACGCAAAAGGTGCGATTTTGGGGATAACTGGAATCATTCGCAAATTAAAGAGAATGAATACTGGATATCTTCAAGTAACTTTTCTGCGTGATGGAGAGCGAACTTCTCACTATGTTCATAGGTTGGTGACTGCCGCTTTTCTTGGGCCGTGCCCAGAGGGTTACGAGGTCAATCACAAGAACGGTGTCAAGGCGGACAATCGAGTGGAGAATCTTGAGTATGTGACCTGTTCAGAAAACCATCGTCATGCTTTTGCAATTGGGTTGCGGTCACACAAAGGAGAAAATCATCCATTGTTTAAGCGTAACCAACGGCGCGCAATGGCGCGTAAGTTGTTGACTAAGAATGGTGTTACGTGATGCAAAAGGACATTGCCTTGCAATTCGGAGTATCGAAAATGCTCGTGAGTTTGATTGTAAGGCGACTCAGATGGAAGCACATTACATGACAGCATATTTGCGATAGCCAGATGTGAGACATCCTGAGACTCCACATCGCGGAGTTAATAGGGGCCAAGCATCGAGTTGAAGGAATACATCGAACGTATCCTGGTCAACCCAGAAAGA